CCGATGTTGAATTGCAAGCGTTGGGCATCGATCCAGCCAAATTACAGCTGAACGAGGCTCGTCAGTACGTCGCTCTGGAATTGGCTCGCGCTTGCAACCTTCCTGCTTATTTCGTTAGCGCTGAAACCAACAGCATGACTTACAGCAACAGCGTTTCAGAGCGTCGCTCACTTATCGACTTCTCAATGAAGCCAATCCTTGCAGCTATTGAACAGCGTCTATCTATGCCGGACTTCTGCCCTTCAACTGGTGAAATCCGCTTCAGCCTAGACGACTTCTTACGCACAGACGCACTACAGCGCGCTCAAGTTTATGAAATCCTCAACCGAATCGGAGCGATGAGCGTCGAGCAAATTCGCGAAGAGGAAGATCTAATCGATAACAAGGAGACCCGATGAAGATAACGATGCCAGTTGCTATTACAGCAGCAGACACAGAGTCACGCATTATTGCGGGGCGTATCGTTTCATGGAACGCTGAAGGCAACACCTCAGCAGGCCGAACTATGTTCAAGCCAGATTCAATTACCATGGCTAAGAACACCAAATTGGTTTTGCAACATGACACCACTCGTCCATTGGGCAAACTTATGTCATTCGAGCAAGACGATCAAGGAATCATTGCAGAATTTAAGATTGCAAAGACCACAGCAGGCAATGACGCACTAGAAGAAGCTGCAACCGGGCTTCGTTCAGACTTTAGCGTTGGCGTCGATGTTGAAGAGTGGGATAACGAAGATGGCGTAATGGCTATCAAGGCATCTAATCTCGTAGAGGTCAGCCTTGTCACAGACGGCGCAATTCCCGGCGCTGAGGTCGCAAAAGTAGCGGCAGAACAAACCGAAGTTTCTGAGACATCTCAGGAAGAAACACAATCAACCACAGAAGGAGAACAAGTGTCAGACACTACCGTTCCAGAAGTTGCTCCTGCCGCAGAAACGGTAGAGGCTGCTAAGGTTGAAGTTAAGGCTGCAACAGCACCTTACATTTCAACAACAGTTCGTAATCCAATCGTTGATAAGGCTTCTTATCTCGAGCACTCAGTCCGCGCTTCACTCGGTAACGAAACATCAAAGATGTACGTTGCAGCAGCAGCAGACACAACAGACAACGCTGGACTCGTTCCAACACGTCAACTAACCGAAGTTATCAACGGCATCTCAAACGCAGACCGTCCAGCGATTGACTCAATCTCTCGTGGCGCTCTTCCAGATGCAGGAATGACATTCGAAATTCCTAAGATCACAGTTGCTCCAACAGTTGCAGCAGCATCTGAAGGTGGAACACCATCTGAAACCGACCAGAACTCTGAGTTCGTTTCTGTTTCAGTTTCTAAGTACATTGGTCAGCAGACCTTCTCTCTAGAGCTTCTAGATCGCAGTTCTCCAGCGTTCTTTGCTGAACTCGTCCGTCAGATGGAGTTTGCATACGCTAAGGCAACAGATGCTGCAGTTTTGACAGCTCTTATTGCTGGCGGAACAGACGGCGGAAACCGTACAGTTTCAGCTGCAAACATTGCTGATTTCGTATCAGATGCAGCAGTCTCTATCTACAAGGGAACCCTTGGTTTTGCTCAAAACATCATCGTATCTCCAGAACAATGGGGCGCATTGATGGGACTCGTCGATGGTTCAAACCGTCCAGTATTCCAGCAAACAATCAACCCACAGAACGCAGGCGGCGACCTAACAGCAACTGGCGTTCGTGGAAACCTTCTCGGACTTAACCTCCGCGTAGACCGCAACATGACAACAGGTTCAGGCGTTGGCGACAACACAATGATCGTTGTTAACCCAGATGCTTACACATGGTACGAGAGCCCACGCCTCTCACTCCAGTCAAACCTCATCTCAACAGGTCAGGTTCAGGTTGGTTACTACGGTTATGGCGCAGTTGCGACCAAACTTGGCGCAGGCGCATACCGCTGGATGGTTGCGTAGTCCAAACTAATCATGGGGGAGCTGCTGCTCCCGGTGGCTCCCCCAGCCGTTTAACGAGAGGAACTAGAAATGGCAACAATAGTTACAGCAAGCGAACTTCGCTCTGTCCTTGGCGTTTCTAGTTCCCTCTATTCGGATGCTTATCTCACAGATGTAATCGACACAGCTGAAGCAGTCATTCTGCCAATGCTGGTCAAGTACGCAGTTGCCATTGATGAAGTTGAACTCGAGGCAAACGTAGCAACATATAAAACAGTTGGTGAAAACCAATTCTCAGCGGGTCAGAGCGTAGTCATCACAGGATGTGGCTCCCCATTTAACGGAACTTTTACTATTGAAGATTCTTATGAGGATCTCTTTACGATTTCAATTACCAATGCCGATATTGCTTTGAAAAACGTCATTCCATCAGGCTTGGCTACTCTTTCAGGCGCTGCAACTTATGTTGGCGTAAGCGCAGTAGAGTCAGCAGTTCTCGCAGTCTCAGTTGAAGTATTCCAGTCTCGCATCGCTCCAGGCGGTCAGATTGAAGGCATCGACTTCACAAACGTTAGCCCATATCGCTTGGGTCGCAGCTTATTTAACCGTGTATCTGGTTTATTGGGGCCATACATCGATACTGATTCAATGGTGCAGTAAATGCCTAATACGATTCTCGATACAGTTCGTCAACCTTTAGCCAATGCCTTTGCTAACGTAGCAGGCAACGTCTATGCCTACGTCCCAGAGGCTCCTATGGTGCCTTTCGTAGTTACAGTTCCGGATTCTCCATATCTTGAATTAGAAACTATTAGCAGTTCAACTTTGCACGTTAAAATTAATCTTGTTATCTCAGTAGCGGTTGCCTATAACAGCAACCCTGCATCGCTCGACAATCTCGAGCAGCTCGTCATAAGTGTTCTGAAGGTGATCCCTACCGGGTACACAGTCGGAGCGGTTGAAAAACCAACGGTTACTCAGGTCGGCCCATCCAATGTCTTGGTGGCAGATATCAGAGTTTCTACCTACTACACACAAACAAACTAAGGATAAATAATGGCAACCACAGTAATCACAGGTCGCGATATTTCTCTATCTTTCACAGGTGGAACAGATATCGAGGCTCAAGCACTTTCAGCAGTTCTTACAAAGACCAACGTTCGTGAGACCTACCAGACTCTCGACGGCGAGGCTTACAAGACTGTCAACACAGAGGCAACCTTTGCTCTTTCAATGCTCGCTGATTGGGGCAAGACCTCATCTGTATGCGAAGCACTTTGGGCGGCAGCAGAAGCACCAGACACCACAATTTCAGTAACCCTTACAGCTGCTACAGGCGCTCAGTTCGTGTTCCCAATTCTTCCTGAATTTCCAACAGCAGGAGGCGCTGGAACAGACGCACAGACTGTAGACTTCACATTCAAAGTCGCAAACGGAACTGTCACCGAGACATTCTCCTAAGCCGATAGAAACGGGAGCAAACAATGCAACAGCAAATAACAATTAAATATATAGATGGATCCGAAACCACTTACATGGTTCGTCCTCCAGATTACGCCCGCTGGGAGATGACAACTAAAAAGGTCATCGCTCAGTTTGGCGGGATGTGGGACATTCTTTATGTCGCTCACAGCGCCATGAAGCGTGAAGCAGGCGGGAAACCAACCAAGACTTTAGAGGTCTGGATGGAATCCGTGGCAGACGTTGAAGTAGGTGAAGGCGACCCAAAAGTCACCCAAGAGGAAGCGTAAGCCGACTCTTAATTGAACTGGCAATAGCCACACAGATTCCTATGGATCATTGGCAAACTGCCGAAGATATTCTCACAGCTGTAGAGATACTGGAGGAACGCAATGGCAAGTGAGTTGGTAGCACTTGACCAGACCGAACTCCGTCAAGTATTCAAGGCCTTAAAGAATATGGGTGATGAAGCAAACGATGAGGCCAAGCGCCAATCCGGCGCCTTGGCTGAATTCGCTAGAGCAGAAGTTATTCAAACCGCTAAATCTCTACAAAGTAGAAAAGTAGCAGGCAGAATTGCAGACGGTTCTCGGGTTAAAAAGTCCAGCCGTATTGGCGAGATTACTTACGGGTTCGCTTCTCAAAAGTTCTCAGGTGGAGCAACCACTAAAGACATCTGGGGCGGTTCAGAATTCGGATCTAACAAATACAAGCAATTCCCGGTGTGGTCAGGCCGCCAAGGTCGAGGCTCTAAGGGTTGGTTTATCTATCCAACGCTTCGCAGGATTCAACCTGAAATCGTTGCTAGATGGACTGAATCATTTACTAAGATTTTGAAGGAGTGGGGATAAATGGCAACAGGTACAAGAGCGTTAACGCTTAAGCTGCTTGCTGACGTTGATAACTTCACTAAAAACCTCAAGTCGGCAGATAACGACGTCAAGACCTTTGGCGATAAAGTCGGAGAATTCGGTAAGAAGGCTGGTTTAGCCTTTGCAGCAGCAGGAGCCGCAGCGGTTGCCTATGCAGGCAAATTAGCCATTGATGGAGTCAAGGCAGCCATAGAAGATGCCGCTGCACAGACCAAGTTAGCCCTTACCTTAAAGAACGTCACAGGGGCTACAGAGAACCAAATAGAAGCAACTGAAGATTACATAACCAAGACTTCTATCGCCTTTGGTATTACCGATGATCAGTTGCGTCCATCACTTGAACGCCTTGCTCGAGCAACCGGAGATGTTGAACGCGCCCAGAAGTTACAGACTGTAGCCATCGATGTTGCCGCGGGTTCTGGTAAAACGCTCGAAGCAGTAACAAACGCCATGGCAAAGGCCGCAGAAGGCAATACTGCTTCACTTGCTAAATTAGGCATTGGCTTAACCAGCGCTCAGCTCAAGACCATGAGCATGGAAGAAATTACGGCTAAGTTAGCATCGACATTTGCTAACCAGGCATCAACCCAAGCCGATACATTTCAAGGCAAAATGCAACGCCTTCAAATCGCCTTTGATGAAGGCAAGGAAACAATCGGCGCATTTATTCTTACTGCCATTACGCCATTGGTTGAAGTGGTAGTTAATCGAGTCGTACCGGCTATTCAGGAATTTACCAATAACATTGGCGACAAATTGCAGCCAGTTCTTAAGTTTATCCAGCCAATTATCAATGGTCTTAAATCAGCCTTTGATACAGTCCGTTCATCGCTAGAACGTAATAATGATGAATTGCAACCTTTTTACAATTTCCTCAAGGCTATAGGTGAATTCGCTCGAGATACGCTTGCTCCAATTTTAGGCAAGATATTAGGCGGAGCCATCAAGGCATTAGGTCAATTTATCTCAGATGCGATTGATACTTTTGCTCGATTTGTTAGCGTATTGACCAACGTATATAACCGCATCAAAAGTATCGTGGACGCTATCAAGAGCGTGGCTGGTGCAGTCGGTGGATTCTTTGGTGCATCAGGCGGCGGAGGCGGAGGCGGCATAATTCAGCCAGCATCTTTCGTAACTCCATCGACCACTTCTGTTCCAACCATTTCAGCTGACATCATGGATTCAGACGCTCGCCTACGCGCATACGCTCAAGGCAGAACCACAAGCATTACAGTCAACGGAGCAATTGATCCTGAATCTACTGCTCGCCAGATTGTCGGATTGCTTAATGATTCCTCAGCTCGAGGAACCCTTGGCGGAGGCTTAATCTACGCATGACCGCATGGACTCCCACCTATAAGATTCAGGTAGATGGCTATGAGGTTACAGACGTCACCGTTGCCAACTTAACTGTTACTTCAGGCCGTACTGATATTAACCAGCAACCAGTTGCCGGATATTGCCAATTACAGCTGCTTAACTTTGATAACAGCAGTTATGACTTCACCGTAGGTACTAGCCTTTCAATTCAAGTCACAGATTCAAGTAATGCCTATGTGCCTATCTTTGGCGGATACATTTCAGACTTCACTATTGCCGTGAACCGCGCTGGAAGCATTGGCTATACGACTACTGCCACCATTACTGCGCTTGGCGCATTATCCAAATTGCCTAAGATTGTCGATGCAGGCGTTCTCAATGCCGATTATGACGGCGACCAAATTTACACTTTGTTATCTGGCTATCTTCTAGGTCAATGGAATGAAGTGCCAGCGGCTGAAACATGGGCTACCTATAACGCAACTGAGACGTGGGCTAATGCCGTCAACATCGGGCTGGGAGACATTGACCAACCCGGCGATTATGAACTTATTGCAAGATCGTCAAGCAATACTGACCTTTATAGCCTTTGTGCGGAAATAGCCAATTCCGCTTTTGGCGTACTTTATGAAGATGCCAATGGCAACATCGGTTATGCAGATTCAACGCACCGCCAAGACTATTTAGCCAACAATGGCTACACCACGCTCGACGCCAACCACGCCAACGGAATCGGACTAGCTGCGACAACCCGAGCGGGCGATTTACGCAATTATTACAATATTCAGTATGGCAATAACGGTTCAGGTTCATACACGGCTCAAGATACGACTAGCCAATCTCTTTACGGTACTTATGCAGAAACCTATTTATCAAGGGTTAAAAATCAGGTAGATGCCGAAAACTTGGCTGACCGTTACATCGCTCTCAGAGCCTATCCTTATCCTAAATTCCAAGGCATCACTTTTGTCTTAGGAAACCCAGAAATCGATGACGCAGACCGAGACGCTCTACTGAACATATTTATGGGGCAACCAGTCTGGGTTCAGAACCTTCC